CAAAGCTAATTTTAAACTAACTGAGTCAAAGTCTAAGTCCCCTTTAAGGAGGGCTAACTTAGCTGAAGTGGTCATTGTTTGTGTAATAGCCATCTTATGCTACTCCTACCGGTGCTGCTCCAGTGGGCGTACGATACGCATCTGAAGCTATTTTACCACGTAGAACATCTATCATTTTAAGTGATGTCATGTACTGTTTCTCGTACATAGCCACTATATCTGGCTCAGCTTTCATAAACCTAGCTGCTTCTACTAGCGCCCCGTTTAACAACACATTGTCAAAGTTAGTCGATAGCCACGTAGTGCCAGTTTCCCCGCCCGAAGTAATAGACGCAGGATAGGCTTTGTATGTGTGGATTGTCGCGTACGCTGCGTCAGGTGTGGGCGCTACGGTAAGAAATAGTGTATTAGCTGGGCCACCATAAGTACTTTCACCATACTGCGCGTAGTGCGTAGGAACGGCTGTGGAGGTTGTGTCAGGGTATGCCTCTAACAAAAAGCTATTGTCTTTCTGTAGTAGGTACGTAACTACACCTGCGGCACTCTTAACAGCTAGGCTAACACTACTTAAATACCCGCTAGGGACAGCGAATGTAGCACTACCGATAGTCAAGTTAGTAGAGCTATCTGTAAACGTGCTGGCAGGTAAATCAATAGCTATGTATATAGCTTGCTCTGCTTGAGTAATAAACAAGTTTAGCTGAAAGTCTGAAAACGTATTCTCAGTAACGTCAGCGATGTTAGCCTTCAAGTCCGCGTATGTCATGCTCATTATGTCGTCACCGTCACTGTGCCTATCTTGGTATTACCCACTAGTGTGTTGGGTATATCTATGTTATTTCCGCCGCCTACAGGTCTAAAACCGTACTGGGTAACTCTACTTGCCGCAGTGGCGTTGTCTGGGCGCGGGTTGCGTATTGCTTGTGGGTCAGTTACTACAACTTCCCCTAACTTGTTCTGTGGGTGATCTTTTTCCCAACATTCAGGGCATACCATTAAATGCGTGTTCTTACTCTTGATAACCAGAGCTTTGAGTTTCTTTAGTTTATACTGAAACCCACAACGATCACATATAGCAATCGCTCTTTTAGCGGATGCAAATTTATTAGCCATTAGCAACGACCTATACTAGGTACAAAACGCGCTGAAGTTTTCTCCCTATCTTCTTCAGAAGCTAACCTAAATTGATCTTCGTATTCTTGTTTTAGCATTGGTATTCTAGGGGCTAGCTCAGGAACTTTCATAGCAATGTAATACGCTAATCCTGCTACCGCGCACGGGAAGAACCTAAACGGCATATCTGCGTCGGTCTTACCTGCTTCTGAACCCATGTCTTGTATGCGGCGCATACGGTAGTAATATATTTGGTAAGTACTGCTTTTGTCTGGCACTGGCCATATGGTCAAGAACTGTACGTTTGTGCCTATAGTGGTAGTGTTGCTAGAAAGAGAACCACTTTGGTAAGTACCAGCTTGCCCTAACCTATGGACTACAGCTTGTAATGGTCTACCTGTGGATAACTTGTTTGGTATGGCTGAGTACGTAGGTATACTGATTCTGTTTAAAGATAAGTCAGATTGTGATGACGCATCGCCTGCGTTTGTGCGTATATTCATCTCACATACGTCTATAGTGTCAGCGGGCAAAGAATACGTAGCATCGTCTTTTGTAAGGTCAATAAAACCTTCGTCTATCGTCCACAGGTTAATGCCCCTGTTTGCCCACTCAATGGTGAGTAGGTTCATAGAACGTCTAGCGGTACGTAGATCGTAACCTGTTCGTAGCTCGCGCCCAGCGCGTTCCCACGCCTCTTCAGCAAGCTCTGCGAAGGGCATATTGAATGTAGCAGTACCTGAAGTAGCCATTATTTAGTTCCACATCCGCATTTGTGTCGTCGTTTACGAGCTAAGCCGCCACCCCCAAACTTTACTGTCGCGGGTTTGGTGTTCTTAACTACCGTTTTGCCTTTTGCGCCTTCCCGCTTCTTTTTCTTAGCAGTGGCTGCACGTTGGCCTTTAGTTAGTGAGTTCGCTTTGTTGCGTGGTAAGCAACGGTCTGGGTTCTTCTTGTCTTTTGATGTGCCACACTTACCTTTGACTTTACCATCAGTACCGACACGAACCCAGTCTTGGTCAACCCATTTCTTTAGATCGCCCATTATTTCTTACCTTTAGAACCTTTAGCGTAATTAGGGTCTTTGCAATACTTAGAAGCTGCCATATTAGCATATGCACTGGGGTAAGTATCGAAGGTACGTTTAGCCCACGACTTACCCTTAGAGCATATTTTACCGCCAGACTTATAGTATCTGCGCATCACTACCTCATTTTACACTTACGGACGCCTTTCTTGGCAATGCCTGCACCACGAACTTTACCACCATGCTTAAACGCTGGGGTAGCGCGTTCTTTTCTACGTCTAGCACCAGCGTTCATACCTTCTTGGCCGGAAACACCTGCACCTGAATCTGAACCTGAGTCTGACTGCATCGCGTCTGCACGTGTTTTAGCCGCTGCTAGTCGGTCAGCCGAGCCTTGTTTTTTCTTACCAATATTACTTGGACTGAAAAAATCGGCGTTAGCGGCTGCGTTAGACTTACGTTGGGCAGATTTACCTGCGTCAACTTCGCCTTTTACAATCTTATCCGCGTTTTGTGATACGGCAGTGCCAGACGATTTTGGCATACTCTTTTTGGGTATAGACGCTTCTAAATCCGCAGAGCTTAAACCTTTAGGGTTCTTACCCTTAGTAGGGTTAGCCATAGCTGTAAAGTTAGGCTTCTTCTTAGTGCCACCAACTTTGGCTGTACCTTCGCTAACATTAGTCTTAGTAGTGACTTTTTTCTTGGCGGGGGCTTTAGCTTCAGCTTTCTTTTTCTTAGGCGGACGATTGAAGATATACCCGTAAGTGTCTGGGTTACGGTCTAACCCACCACCAATAACTGATTTACCTTCACTAATACGTTTAGCGCGGCGCTCTTTAGACTGTTTCTGTGCTTTTTCACGACGCTTACGCGCCATCATTTCTTTAGTAGCCATTACTACCTCATTTTACACTTACGAACGCCTTGTTTAGCAATGCCCGCACCGCGAACTTTACCACCTTTCTTGTACGTTTTTACCTTGCCACCTTTCTTCATAGCAGGCATTTTACGACGTTTGGCAGGTGGGCCAACCGGCATAGGGGGAGCAGGAGCAGGAGCAGGAGCACCACCGCCCATAGGAGCAGGAGCAGGAGCACCACCGCCCATAGGAGCAGGAGCACCACCGCCGCCAGCCGCAGCTTGCGCACGCATCATACGCTTTTTACGATCTTCTTCCGACTCCATAGGAGAAGGGCCGCCAGCACCGGGCATGATAGGTGGAGCACCGCCAAGTGATTTGCCCATAGGAGGAGCAGCGCCAGCCATTCCGCCAGCCATATATTTTTTAGTTTTCTTAGTTTTCACTTTGCCGCCTTTTTTGTAATCAGATTTTTTCATTTCCACCGGCTTACCTGTCTTAGGGTCGGTGCTCATGTCTAAATCTTGTTTGCGTTTAGTTTCTTTGCGTTTAGGGTCTTCGTTATTTAAGCTAGCGTTTGCGTTGGCTACGTTTACTTTTTTCGCCCTAGCACGATCTTTAGCGGTTATTGGCATGTTAATCTCCTAACATTTCCAGCGTTTGCGCGCTTGGCGAAGCCTTGAATTGGGGTCTTTCGCTGCCTTCGGAAACTGTTTCATTTGTCCAGCAGAACGCGCACAGTACGACTTTCGGCGTGCGGCACGTTTGCCAGTTGGTTTGTCTTCAGTTACTGCTGTCTTTAACTTACTACCGGGATTATCTTTACGATACTTAGCTACACCTTTGGCGGTCATGCCAGCACCAGACTTGGTAGGGCGTTTCTGCCCGCCGCCTATGGTGTGGCCCTTCATAGAGCCTTTGACCTTACCGCCTTTCTTGTAGTAAGCGCGCATTAGAATATCTTCCGCATCACTAATAGTATTGTAAAAGAGTCACTAGAGGTCATACCGGTAGTCGTTGCTGCTATATCACCTGTTGGTGTGCCGCTACCCGCCCCTGTACCCGCTACTACCGTGATGTTGTCTTTAATAAGACCGCCCCATTCAGAGCCGTAATTAAGATCACTAACAACAGCAGTACTAGCGATATTACTAGCGTGTGCGAACGTGTATAAGTTAGTCGCTGCCCAACCAATTTTTATTGTTGAGGCATCAGTTTTACTCACTATTACACGCTCTACGGCAACGCCAGTCAGGGCTTTACCGCCAGAACTGTTGTACGCGGAGTCACTAATATCAACCAATATGCCTTGGTCTAGTTCAGTACCATCGCTGTCTAACGCATACTGGACAACTAACTTACGGTCAGTATTGGCTAGTATCTGAGTCGTTATTGAATTAGCCATAATCTATACCTCCGAGTTATTAAGTAGCCGCGAATACAGATAAGTTAGCCGCTACACCAGTACCACTTGAAGTTAAGCGAGCTTCCGCGTTCCATTGTGTACCGTTGTAAGAAAATACAACAATACTGCCAATGCCGGGGCCAGCGTTAGTTAAACCAATAAGGTTTAAGAAGTCATCGCCAGTGCCATCAGCAACGTCTGCTGACATAATAAGACCTACCGCAGAGCCGGTAGCACCTGTCATACGATATACGACAGATTTAGCCATAAAGAATTCGCCAGCAGTGCCGTATTTGTGTGTTTGGCCGTTTGACATAGCATTATGGTACTCGACAACAATAACATCACCGGCAACAGAACTAGCCGCTGTAGGTAAAGTTAAAGTAGCGTTATTACCGTCTGCGGGGGCTATGTTTACTGTGTTTTTTACCAACGCAGTGCTAGCGCCGTTAGCAATTTGAGTTTTAGCAGTTAGCGTACCGCCGACTCTACCCGTAGGTGTAGCCATGCCAGCGTTAGAAATTACTGAGCCGGTAGCATTGATGTCTAGTACAGTTGTGATAGCACCAGTAGTGCTGTCTTTTGTGATTACTTCAAAACCGTTTTCTGAACGGACTGGGCCGTTAAAAGTTGTATTCGCCATGAGAATCTCCTGTCGTGGCTAATGTCTACCTGCGATATTGCGGGTAGTCAGGGATTAGAACTTCGATCTTATAATAAAAAGAAAGGGAGCGCAAGGCTCCCTCTCAGTCTTACTTTACTTGGTCGATTAAGAACCACAGCCAAACATAGCTAGTGGGTCAGAAACACCAAACGAGTAACGTTCACGAGCTTTATAACGACTGTTACCAGTGTCAAAATCCGCGTCCATAGACGTAGACATTTTTGAACGAGTAAAGTGCTTTAAGCCATTTGGAATGTCAGTAGTTAGAAACCAGTTACCTGTATCAGTTAGGTAATGGTTAACCGCGTATCCACCGGGAACCACGCCATTGCTAGCGACAGCATTGATGTCGTTATCAGCAGTGCCCACTCGACCCTCAGTCTCCAACAAACGAGTTGCAACGAATTGCAAGTCAGATGGGATGATGAGTTTCTTAGGACGTGCAGCGATTTTTAAACCACGTTCGTCAGTCCACTTACCGATCTGGATAACTGCATTCTCAAGTGAAGTTTCGTTAAGATCAACGTTACCACCACTGTTTGAGTTAGTGCCACCAGATACTAATGGATGAGCCGTGCCTATTAAAGACTCGCCATCACCATAAGTTTGGGTGAACGCAGTGTTCAGGATGTTAGCAGCTTTAACCTGCTTGGTGTACGCCATAGCGCGAGCTAATGCTTTAGTGTAACGACCCGATAAAGAATCGTACAAGTTATCTTCAATCGCTTCTTCAGTGATTGAGAAACCCATAGCAACAGTTTCGTGCGTGTAGCGTGCAGTGAATGCTTCTTGCGCTGTATCGTATTCGATAGATGCGCCTTCAGCCTTAGTGCCTGCTGCGCCGAAGCCAGACAATTTAGTTTCTTCCTCAAACGAGCGGTCAGAAGTCTCTGATTCAAAGATTTCTTTATGCTCTTCACCGTACTTGGCATACTCTAAACCAAATAAGGCGTTAAGGCCGGGTAATAGCTCTTTAAGGAGCTGGGATCTTGAAATAGCCATGATTTAATATCCTCTTTAAGACGTAACGTCGCCGTTAGCGAAGGCATGAAAATTGCCGTTAAATTTAACCAACAAGTCAGTGTAAGTATCACCCACTGCTGAGTCTCCACGGTCACTAAAACCAACAATCTTAAAGCCCGCAGTTGTATCTACTGCTGTAGCATCTACTGCTAGTGTTGATTTACCAGTAGTAGTACTTACATCGTTAGTATCTGGAGTAGACGCGAAAAACGTATTACGCCCCAAGAAAGCCTGTGCAACAGTTGCGTCAGCTTGTGCTTGGAAAGTTACGCCCGGATCAACTACAACGTAAGCAATGATGTCAGTGCCAGTTGGGGCAGTTGTGCCAGCAGGGTAGCGCTGGTCAAAAACCAACTGCCCTTGAGCATTAACGTATTCACAACCAACAAAAACACCTAAAGCGCCGCCGTTAGCAACAGCAGCAAAGTTGTTAGTGTCGTTTGCACTGCCTGTTTTAACAGACAATTGGACAAAGCCGTCTTTTAAAATAACAACAGAACCAAAGCCCATTTGCACGGCGTAGCCTGCTGGGTCGATTTTAAATG